CACTCACCTGAGTTTCTTTCCAGCCAGCGACGGGCACCATTTTCGGTTTTAAACGTTTTGCTTTTGGTATACGTCATCGCGGTGAACGTACCGTCCTGGTTGGGGAACACGCCACATACCAGAGATTCGCTGTTGCCAAGATCGATAGTATCCATGCTGACCTCATTTCCCCTTAACGCCGGGGTAGCGGAACAAAAACCTGCTGCATAGTTATTAAAGTTGAACCCTGCCGTCATGTTCTTACGCCTCGGGCTGGCTACTTAACCCCTGACCACTGCCTGGTAACTCGAAGTATTGCCCTGCATTCTGTGGGGTGGGGAGAGGGAATGAATGAAGTTTAGAAAAATGAACCTTTCAGGTCAATGTTTTCTTATCAAAACATTTTAAGCAGGCAGCTGTTAAGCCATCACCACGATGGCATACAGTTAATCAAATAGATGAGGTCGGTTAAATATCTTGTTGAATTTTAAAGCATACGCCCAATATGCAAGATAGATCATCCAGCATAATTGAAGGGTAGCGAGGATTCGTGGGGACTAAAAGAATATCCGGCCCTTCTATCTCCAGTTTACGAATGACAGGTGTTGTGGTCCCTTTGGGTAAGGCAAGGACAATATTTCCTGGTTGTACGGTTCGATCGGGATCAACAAAAACTGTTGAACCATTTGGGATGGAAACTCCCCCACCAGATGTTGACATACTGTCACTCTCTAGAACAACTGCAAAGGTATTGGCCGGGATTTCTCCGACAAGCTGCACACAAGAGGTTATTGAGGAATTTTTCATATAATCACTCCAGCTTGCTGCCTGCTGAAGTGATAGTAGCGGAACCGTTTTTATCGGCGGTAAAGATAGATCAAGCGAATCACCTGTATTTAACTCTCCTCCATTAAGAAGCCAATTTTCGTTTACTTTCAATATTTTTGCCAGTGAACTTATGTAACGCGAGGACGGCGCTCCCCCACCGTTCATCCATTGACTTACGGAGCCTTTTGATGCGCCAGTGGCATTGACAAGGTCTTTGCCTTTCAGGTTTAGCGCATGCATACGTTGGGTTATGCGTTCAGATATTGTTTGCTTGCTCATGTTTTGATTTTAAAACACAGATGGTTTTGTTTCTTGACTTTCTTTGGTTTTGATTATTAAACTTTTGGCGTTCAGTTTTATGGAGCGACTCATGAAAAAATCAGAAGTATTAGGCTATTTTGGCGGAGTTGTTAAAACAGCCGCAGCTCTAGGAACGTCAAAAACCACAGTCAGCATGTGGGGGGAAGAGGTTCCGTGGAAATGGGCGTTGCTAATTCAGGCAGTCACTGCCGGGGCGCTCAAATATGAGTTACACATACCGACGGTTGTCATTCCCGGTTCTGATCATAATCCGCCTTCTAACCAAGGGGGGATTCATGAAAATCAAGCATGAACACATCCGCATGGCGATGAATGCCTGGGCGCGTCCTGATGGCGAAAAAGTTCCGGCAGCTGGAATAACCCAGGCTTATTTTGAGTTGGGTATGACGTTTCCTGAACTGTACGACGACAGCCATCCGGAAGCCCTGGCTCGCAATACCCAGAAAATTTTCCGCTGGATAGAGAAAGACACCCCTGATGCAGTTGAAAAAATTCAGGCGTTGTTACCAGCGATCGAAAAGGCAATGCCACCTTTGCTGGTGGCCAGAATGCGCAGCCACAGTTCAGCTTATTTTCGGGAGCTGGTGGAGACGCGGGAGCGACTGGTGAGAGACGCTGATGATTTTGTCGCAGTGGCAATCGCCGGTTTCAATCAGATGAACCGTGGTGGCCCGGCAGGAAATGCTGTGGCAGTACATTGACTGACAATAGCCATATCGAATCGCTTCCGGCAACTCGTGAGTAAAAAGATTCGGTATCAGAAGAGGTGAGTATGGCTAACGCCTGGCTCAGATTATGGCATGACATGCCAAATGACCCTAAGTGGCGAACAATTGCCAGGGTGTCAGGGCAGCCAATTGCAACAGTGATGGCAGTGTATATCCACCTCCTGGTGAGCGCGTCACGAAATGTCACGCGAGGTCACATTGATGTCACGACAGAAGATTTGGCAAGTGCGCTCGACGTGACAGAAGAGGTAATTGATTCAATTTTGCAGACGATGCAGGGGCGGGTACTTGATGGTGATTTAATCACTGGATGGGAAAAACGCCAGGTGCTTAAAGAGGACAACGGCAATATTTCGCAAACCGCAAAATCTCCTGCAGAGCGCAAGAGGGCGCAGCGAGAGAGGGAAAGAAAGCGGGAACAAAATGGCGATTGTCACGGCGAGTCACGAAATGTCACGCACATGTCACGACGAGTCACGACAGATAAAGATACAGATAAAGATACAGATCAAGAAGATCAAAACACTATGGTCCATGGCGTAAAAAACGCCACGAACCAGGCAGGGGATGTTCAGACCGTCAATCCTGGTCAGCCAGCAGGCACGACACCGGAAGCCGATTCAGCGTATGCGCTGAAAGCCGATTCGGGCGCTGTGCAGCAGGTGATGACCGCAAGGCAGGAGCAATCACACCAACTTCAGCAGCCTGAAGCCGATTCCGCCATTCAGCGGGAAGCCGATCGGGTAGTCCCGGAAAACACCGGGCAGCCTGTGGGACGAGTGGATTATCCGGATGTGTTCGAACAGGTCTGGCGGGAGTACCCGTTGCGTGCCGGGGCAAACCCGAAGAAATCCGCTTTCAGTGCCTGGAAAGCCAGATTACGCGAGGGGGTGCCACCAGAGGCCATGCTGGATGGTGTGAGGCGTTACGCAAGATACCTAGCGGCTACCGGGAAAACGGGAACGGAATTTGTTCAGCGAGCGACGACGTTTTTTGGACCGGACCGGAATTTTGAAAACCCCTGGTTGCTCCCGGTAAGCGGTACGAACAACCAGCGTTGTGTGAATCATATTTCTGAACCGGATACCGAAATTCCACCTGGCTTCAGGGGGTAAGTGTGTATTTCAGGTCATGAGGTAATTTTCAGGAGGACTTGTGGCAAAAGTTTTTACACAAGAAGAGCGAGAAAAAATTAAAGGGCAGGTTGTTGAACTCGTACGCCAGAGTGGGCGCGAGACGTTACGACAACTGGAAACTAAAACTGGGGCAACAAGATATCTGATGAGCGTTCTGGCCAGAGAGCTGGTTGCCAGTGGCGATGTATACAACTCTGGTTACGGGTTATTCCCGTCTGAACAGGCGCGTAAGGACTGGCAAAATGCCCGTAAAAAGCTCTCAAGGGCAAAGCCGAAGAAACCATCTGCGGTTGATCCGGACCTTATCTGGTCATTACCAGACGGAGAAATACGCCGCTACGACAGGCGCCTGAATATAATCTGTCGCGAGTGCCGGAAGAGCGAAGCTATGCAGCGTGTACTGGCATTTTATCAAGGAAATGTTAGGTATTTTAGACGTTACTAGATTAAAGAGCATTAGTTCAGATGTGAATTGACATTTTCATGGCGCAGGGTAGAGCCAGCGTGGTTGTCCGCTTTGCGTCAAAACCAGATATTACCAGATTTAGACATATATTCCCGATAGACCTGCTCTGATGCTACACTCTGTGCTATTTTCATGACCCCAATAAAAATATTTATGACTATTGCTGATTTCAAACGGCCTAAATTGGAGCTCCCAAACGGGGCAAACAAACTACTACTGCACTCTTGCTGTGCTCCATGTTCCGGTGAAGTGATGGAGGCGCTTCAGGCCTCGGGAATCGACTACACCATCTTTTTCTACAACCCGAACATTCATCCTCAGAAAGAGTATTTAATTCGTAAGGATGAAAATATTCGGTTTGCTGAACAACACGGCGTGCCGTTTATCGATGCTGATTACGACACCGACAACTGGTTTGAACGTGCCAAAGGAATGGAATGGGAGCCTGAGAGGGGGATCCGTTGTACCATGTGTTTTGACATGCGTTTTGAGCGGACAGCGTTGTACGCTGCTGAAAATGGTTTCAGTGTGATCAGCAGTTCACTGGGCATTTCACGCTGGAAAAATATGCAGCAGGTTAACGAGTGTGGGCGGCGAGCTGTTGCGCATTATCCGGGTATGGTGTACTGGGATTATAACTGGCGCAAGCAGGGCGGCTCGTCCCGTATGATTGAAATCAGCAAGCGCGAAAAATTCTATCAGCAGGAATATTGTGGCTGTGTGTATTCTCTGCGCGATACCAATCTACACCGCAAATCTCAGGGACGCCCTCTTATCAAAATTGGCCAACTCCACTACGGAAAAGAAGAGAAGGAGTGATTTTATGGATCACCTTTCTGATTGATTTTATATTGGCGAGGTAACGGGAGTTAAGTAGAATGGCTGCGGGTGCTTGAGGCTATCTGCCTCAGGCATGAACACCAAAGGCAGATAGAGAAAAGCCCCAGTTAACATTACGCGTCCTGCAAGACGCTTAACATTAATCTGAGGCTCAATCTATGAACGGCAAATCTAGGTTAGCCTCTTACGTGCCGAAAGGCAAGGAGAAGCAGGCTATGAAGCAGCAAAAGGCGATGTTAATCGCCCTGATCGTCATCTGTTTAACCGTCATAGTGACGGCACTGGTAACGAGGAAAGACCTCTGCGAGGTACGAATCCGAACCGGCCAGACGGAGGTCGCTGTCTTCACAGCTTACGAACCTGAGGAGTAAGAGACCAGGCGGGGGAGAAATCCCTCGCCGCCTCTGATGTGTCAGGCATCCTCAACGCACCCGCACTTAACCCGCTTCGGCGTTTTTTCCGTTGATTAACTCTAGTTATTAGAGAACCGAACTTTTATTGATGGGGCAGGGAGATGAAGAAACTTGTTTTAGTCGCAGGTGTAATGATTGCAACAGTAATGTTGGGAGGGTGTGCAGCAAAGGTCGATCCAGCGTTGAAAGCAGAAGCAATGAAGCCACTAACATGTAATGATGAAAAGCAATGTGACTTTTATTGGAAACGAGCGCAATTCTGGTTGGCTAATAATTCCTCATGGAAAATTCAAACGGCGACAGACACGCTAATTTCCACTTATAATCCCTCTCCAAATAGTCCATTCCTCGCTTATCAAGTGAGTAAAATGCCAAATGAAGATGGATCCTCAAGAATTTTCATCAAGCCTTTTTGCGATAATATGTTTGGCTGTCAACCAAACCCCTATCAGGCAGTTGTTTCCTTTAAAAACTTCGTTAAAACAGGGCAGTAGTGTATAGCTTGGACGATAAATTATTAGTGAAAACGCCGTAAACCCTCACCCAATGTGGACTAAGCCTATCAAACATGACTGTGATGATTAGTCCGTAGTTGTTGCCTATGAAATCTGGATTGAGTCAGGGTTTAATCCAATAATTATTCTATCGTTCCTTTACAAGTCCGGTATATTACTTTCAGTTTGTTTTAGCATACCCGCTTCGGCGGGTTTTGTTTTTTCCTGGCATTCTGGTTTACAATTCGCACGCCAGCCTGAACAACTGGCACCTGCTGCGCCAGCAGAGACAACCGATGGCGCACGATACCAAATTACACAATTCTAATGATTCTGCCGTCTTTGCCAGCAGGCGCGGACGGCGTTTTCACGTATTCAAATCAGACTGGTTCCAGCATCCTCCATGCACTGAAGAGCAGGCGGAATGGATAATTCAGTGTTACCGCAGGCGCGGATACGAGGTTAAGAAAGCCCTCAGCCTCGATTATCGTCACTGGATAATCTATGTCAGGCTCCCTTATTCCGAACGCCCACCGCGCCCATCCCGCACATACCAGCAACGGATCTGGAGGTAACGTGCGGATATTACTTCGACCTGTTCTGGTACCGGAACTTGGGCTGGTGGTCCTTAGGCCGGGCCGTGAATCCATGCAAGTATTTCATAACCCTCGAGTGCTGGTGGAGCCTGAACCGAAAAGCATGCGCGGTCTGCCGTCCGGAGTCGTCCCTGCCGTTCGCCAGCCGCTGGCGGAGGATAAATCATTACTGCCATTTTTCAGCGATGAGCGGGTGATTCGTGCTGCTGGCGGCGCTGGGGCACTGTCTGACTGGCTGTTGCGTCATGTCAAATCCTGCCAGTGGCCTCATGGTGACTATCATCACAGTGAAATCGTCATACATCGTTACGGTACCGGCGCGATGGTGTTGTGCTGGCACTGCGACAACCAGTTGCGTGACCAGACATCCGAATCACTCGGGCAGCTTGCTCATCAAAACCTGTCAGCATGGATGATTGACGTCATCGGTCACGCAATAAGCGGTACGCAGGAGCGTGAATTATCTCTGGCTGAATTATCCTGGTGGGCGGTCCGCAATCAGGTGGCGGACGCGCTACCGGAAGCGGTATTACGTCGTTCGCTGGGGTTGCGTGCGGAAAAAATCCGTTCAATGTACCGTGAAAGCGACATCGTACCGGGAGAGCAGACCGCCACCAGCATACTGAAGCAGCGCACAAAAAATCTTGCGCCGCTGCCTCACGCCCACCAGCAAAACCCGCCACAGGAAAAGACGGTGGTCAGCATTGCTGTTGATCCGGAGTCACCGGCTCAGTATCTCCAGCGCCAGAAACCACAACGGGAAGAGATGCCTGTATACACGCGCTGGGTAAAAACGCAGAAATGCATGACGTGCGGTAATCAGGCAGATGATCCGCATCACATCATTGGTCATGGACTGGGAGGGATGGGAACAAAGGCTGATGATTTGTTTGTTATTCCGCTGTGCCGTAAATGTCATAACGAACTGCACGCCGGGGTAAAAGATTTTGAAGAAAAACACGGCAGCCAGCTGTTGTTGCTGATTCGTTTTTTAATGCACGCGAGAAATTCGGGTGTCCTGAAGTGGAAAGCATGAATGACTGAACGCATAGAATTTGTTTTGCCTTACCCGCCGACGGTGAATACCTACTGGCGACGTCATGGCAATACGTATTTCATCTCGGAGGCCGGAAAGCGTTATCGCCGTGATGTGGCGCTAATTGTTCGCCAGCAGCGGCTGAAATTAAACCTGTCCGGAAGGCTGGCGATAAAGATTATTGCAGAGCCACCGGATAAGCGCCGTCGGGACCTGGACAATATCCTGAAAGCACCGCTGGATGCACTGACGCATGCGGGGCTTCTCATAGACGACGAGCAGTTTGATGAAATCAATATTGTGCGCGGTCAGCTCGTTCCTGGTGGGCGACTGGGCGTGAAGATTTGCGAAATCAGAGGTGATGGTAATGGGGCGTGATATGTATGAGGTTTTAGATCGCTGGGGGGCATGGGCTGCAGCAGAAAATAGCGGTGTCGATTGGCAACCGATAGCAGCGGGCTTCAAGGGGCTTTTGCCACATGGCAAAAAGTCACGTCTCCAGTGTGATGATGATGAAGGCATCATGATAGACGGTTGTGTGGCTCGGTTGCGAAAGTATAAACCAGAGGAATATGAGCTGCTCATAGCTCACTTTGTTATTGGTGTTTCTCTACGCTCAATCGCGAAGAAACGCAGGTGCTCAGATGGAACTATAAGAAAGGAGCTGCAAACTGCATTAGGCTTTATTGATGGATGTATATGCTTGATTCTATCATAAGTTATGACTGTTACTACTCGTTTGCTTGAGCTTTCGATTCGGCGTCAGATAAAGCATCAATACGAATATTTATGTTTTTTAATAGCTTATTGTCTAGATCGATAAGACATTGGTTGTAGTGCGCAATTTGGTCTGGTGTTAGGTTAGGGTTGGCCAGGCAGTTCGTGATGAATTTTCTGGCCGTTTTTATTTCCCTTTTCATTCTTACATCATTAAGCGTAGGCAAACCTATGTAAGCGATAAGAAGAATTACCACATGAGATAAGCCGACAGCAGCTCCAGGCGCCAATGATTTGAAGAAGGCTAATTGAGGAAGCCAGTCAAAAAGGAAATTCAATCCCGCAGTGATAAGGGTGGTAAACCATGCCTGCATTGCCAGGTAGGATTTAGTGTTCGCCATTCACCTTCCTGCACTTGCTTCGTTGCGAGTTTTGAGTTCGCGTAGCAGTAGCGCCAACTCTTCTGCGTCATTTTCGTTTCTAACGCTGACTTTCCTTTTAGCGGTTCTGCCTTCAGGATCGGTGTAGGTTAGTTCAATATACGCATTCGGCTTTACCCAAACCAAGAACCTAAGCACAGCATATCTGACCGTCGCTGCGACAGCCATGAATACAGTGATGTAAAGCATAATGCTTAGGATTGACATGATTTAAAGTAGTTTCCTATCTGCCGCCGCTCTGTGGCGTATAACCTTAGTAATACTATAGCGTGGTTTAGACAGCGCGCCATTTGTTTCTTTTGTTGTTTCTGTCAGTTCTACAACAAAAAGATCACCCTTACAGAATGCTGCTTGGTTGTGTTCAACCCGTTCAAGAAAAGCCTCATCTTTCATAGATGCGCTAACTTCTTCGCCATTTGGCAGGATGATATCCCAGCTTTTGCCTTGCTTGAATCGAACATTAGCAAAATGTACATTAGCTTGGCGTGTCGTTACGTGCGTTTTCTCGACAAAGGTGGATTTTGCAGTTTTAAAACTTACTGCTTCAGCTTGCGTCACCCTGACTACCTTATGCTTCTGCTGTGAAACTGAGAACGTGGATGGTTTTTCAGTCTGCAGGGGTTTATAGATTAATTTATCCAGTTCTTTTCGGATGATTGGACTGGTTATTAATTTTTGAATGTCGTTACTGCATTTAACCTTCTCACCATCCACTTCGATTTCTGCTGTATCTTTTTGTTCATCGACGACAATGGAGCTGATTTTACGCCCTTTGAGCCATTCGATTATCCCGAGTACGCCACCTGCGGCAACTCCACCACCTGCAACGAGGCCAAGGGCGTTAATAGTTTTTATGCTCCCCATCACAGCAACAAGCAAAGTAAATGAACCTTCTTTTGTTGCCTTGATGTTGACTTTCGGCTCTGCTGTTTCGCCATTAATTATTTTTTCGGCGTGTTCAATCAGGGCACTAAGAGAGGTTAAGGCTTCGCCTAATGTTTTCGCGTCGATCTGATTATCTGCGTATGCCTCTCCACCGTAGGCAATTTCGATTTCTGTTATTGGCATGTTTTCGAGTTGCTGCGTCATCAAAAGCATCCTTTGCGCAAGAGAAATAGCCACAGGATACAGATAATTATGAAAAAATCACTAACGCGTACGCAAAAACTATCTTAATCTGTTAAGAGTGGTCGCTTCGCCACACAACTTAAACCCGCATCAAGCGGGTTTTTTTGTGCCACTTATCTCGGATAGACATGGTGAATGCGCTGGTGGAGGAGATAAGGGTGATTTTTAACCAGGTGATTTTTGAATGCTTGCAACATTGATTTCGTAACGTTATTATCCTGCGCCCGGCCCTTTAGCTCAGTGGTGAGAGCGAGCGACTCATAATCGCCAGGTCGCTGGTTCAAATCCAGCAAGGGCCACCAACCGCCACTAGCTCATCAGGAAAGAGCGTCAACCCTTTAAGTTGAGTGTGCGAGGTTCGAGTCCCCGGTGGCGGTCCAGTGCCGACTTAGCTCAGTAGGTAGAGCAACTGACTTGTAATCAGTAGGTCACCAGTTCGATTCCGGTAGTCGGCACCATATGCGGGCATCGTATAATGGCTATTACCTCAGCCTTCCAAGCTGATGATGCGGGTTCGATTCCCGCTGCCCGCTCCAGTCAGAGTCTTTCAGTCTGCGATGATGGGAAATCCCGGAGTGACTGAAAGACGTTTAAGTTATGAATGATCGCCTTTTTTTGCAAAATTGCTGTGCAGAAATACTAACCTTCGGGCAGGCGATCATTCATAAGCACTCTGCTTTTATTCCGATCAACTGTGGGTGGTTTGTTGGATAGAGTGCTTTCCTTTCTGTATATATCGTTTCGCCCGCTTTTGCGGGTTTTTCTTTTCAAATCCCTTTCATTTCTCAGTGTAAAACTACGCCATCCGTTATTTGCGGAGGTGAGGCTATGAAATCCATGGACAAAATTTCAACGGGCATTGCCTACGGCACCTCCGCAGGCAGTGCTGGCTACTGGTTTTTACAGTGGCTTGATCAGGTCAGTCCTTCACAGTGGGCTGCGATTGGTGTACTGGGGAGTCTGGTTCTGGGCTTCCTGACTTATCTGACAAATCTGTACTTCAAAATCAGAGAAGACAAGCGTAAGGCTGCACGGGGAGAGTAATTCAATGACTCAAAACTATGAACTGATTGTGAAAGGGATCCGCAATTTTGAGAATAAAGTTACGGTAACTTTAGCGTTACGGGACAAAAAACGCTTTGACGGTGAAATTTTTGACCTGGACATCTCGCTGGACCGTGTTGAAGGTGCCGCGCTGGAGGTTTATGAGGCAGCAGCCAGAAGGAGCATCAGACAGGTCTTCCTGGATGTTGCTGCCGGGTTATGTGAAGGGGATGAGCAGTCGCCGGAAAAGCGCCCCGTAATTTTAGATGCGCAGAATGTTTGGATAACCTACAAAGGAAAGCTACCAGGAAGAATTACTGGTTCTCTGAAGACTCCTCCGGAATCACAACCTTAAGTCACTGACCGGAACAGATAAACCTGTCCGTGGGCAGAAACCGATAAATCCTGATAAATATCCATGAACGCAAAAATCAGATACGGCCTGTCGGCTGCCGTTCTGGCACTGATTGCCGTCGGTGCGCCCGCGCCTGATATTCTCGATCAGTTTCTGGATGAAAAAGAAGGTAACCACACAACGGCATACCGCGATGGGTCCGGCATCTGGACCATCTGTCGGGGTGCCACGATGGTGGATGGAAAACCCGTTTTTCCCGGTATGAAACTGTCGAAGGAAAAATGCGACCAGGTCAACGCCATTGAGCGTGATAAGGCGCTGGCATGGGTGGAGCGCAATATTAAAGTACCACTGACCGAACCACAAAAAGCGGGTATCGCGTCATTTTGTCCCTATAACATTGGCCCCGGTAAGTGTTTTCCGTCGACGTTTTATAAGCGGCTGAATGCCGGTGATCGTAAGGGCGCATGCGAGGCGATTCGCTGGTGGATAAAAGATGGTGGGCGCGATTGCCGCATACGTTCAAATAACTGCTATGGACAGGTTATTCGTCGTGACCAGGAAAGCGCATTAGCCTGTTGGGGGATAGATCAGTGAGCAGAGTCGCCGCGATTATTTATGCTCTGGTTATCTGCATCATCGTCTGCCTGTCGTGGGCGGTCAATCATTACCGTGATAACGCCATCGCCTACAAAGAACAGCGTGATAAAAAAGTCAGTGAGCTGAAGCTGGCGATCGCCACCATCGCTGACATGCAGCAGCGTCAGCGTGATGTTGCTGCGCTCGATGCAAAGTACTCGAGAGAATTAGCCAATGCGCAAGCTGAAAATGAAACTCTGCGCGCTGATGTTGCCGCTGGCCGTAAGCGCCTGCGGGTCAATGCCAGTTGCTCCGCAGCCGTGCGTGAAGCCACCGGACCCACCAGCGTGGATAATGCAACCATCCCCCGACTGGCAGACACCGCTGAACGGGATTATTTCACCCTCAGAGACCGATTGATGACGATGCAGATGCAACTGGAAGGGGCGCAGGAATATATCCGCACTCAGTGCATTAAGTAGCCTTTTTATCGTGGTAAACATTTCGCAGGGTATGAGGTATTTATGCCATCACGAATCCCACGCGCCTGCCGTAAGCGTGGATGTGCAGGTACAACCACAGACAGTTCTGGTTACTGCGATAAACATCGTGGCGAAGGATGGGTACAGCATCAACGCGGACTGAGCCGCCACCAGCGTGGCTATGGCTCGAAATGGGATGCCATACGTGCGCGCATACTGAAGCGTGATAATCATCTGTGTCAGAACTGCCTGCGCAATGGGAGAGCCGTTGAAGCCAGAACTGTGGACCACATCATTCCGAAAGCTCATGGTGGCACGGATGCAGACAGTAACCTGCAGAGTCTGTGCTGGCCCTGTCATAAAGCAAAAACAGCGCGCGAACGCATCAATTGATAACAGTTCCCATCTGTAGGGGAGGGGCGGGTCAAATCTCTGCAACCCTGGCTGCTCAGTACCGCCGCCTGACCCTTCCTCACATCGCCGCAGGTTCGAAAACTTTTTTTGGAAATGTGAACAAACGATTGATAGGTAAGACCGATTATGTCAGGACCTCCGAAAACCCCGCCACGCCTGCATTTGATACGAGGCAACCCCTCAAAGCGCCCCGTTAAAGACTCAAAAAAAACCGCTAAAAAGGATGAAAAAGGTCTCCCTAAAATTCCGCAGCATTTAGGGGCACAGGGGAAGTACTGGTTCAGGCGAATGGCGGAAGAGCTGAATGCGGAAGGGATCATTTCTCAGCTTGATGCGCGTGCACTCGAGTTGCTGGTGGAAGCCTATACCGAATATCGGCATCACTGCGAAACACTCGATGTTGAGGGGTATACCTACCGCACGGAAACGCAGAGCGGTGATGTACTGATTAAGGCGCACCCCGCGGCGGCAATGAAAGCGGATGCCTGGAAGCGGATCCGGGCAATGCTTGCAGAGTTTGGTATGTCACCGGCAAGCCGGGCTAAAGTAAATATTGCCGGACCGGATGATGTTGATCCGCTGGCGGAGCTTTTAAAAGCGAGAGACTGATGGCAAAAGTGGCTGACGGGATCCGCTACGCCGAACGTGTTGTTGCAGGAGAAATTGTTGCTGGCGAATTTGTCCGCCTGGCCTGCCAGCGTTTTCTTGATGATCTAAAGTACGGCGAAGAGCGGGGGATTTATTTCAGTGAACCACGTGCGCAGCACATCCTGAATTTCTACAAATTTGTGCCTCATGTAAAAGGGGCGCTGGCAGGCCAGCCTATTGAGTTGATGGACTGGCATGTATTTATCCTCATTAATATTTTTGGTTTTGTCATTCCGCTGGTCAATGAAGAGACCGGGGAAGTTGTCATGCGCAGCGATGGCAGCGGGCGCCCGGTGATGGTGCGCCGGTTCCGGACAGCATACAACGAAGTTGCCCGTAAAAACGCAAAATCAACCCTGTCATCGGGTATCGGTCTGTATATGACGGGGGCAGATGGTGAAGGCGGTGCTGAGGTGTATTCAGCCGCAACCACGCGTGACCAGGCCAGAATCGTGTTTGAAGACGCCAAAAATATGGTCAGAAAAGCCCGGTCGACACTCGGGCGGTTGTTTGATTTCAACAAGCTGGCGATTTACCAGGAGCAGAGCGCATCAAAATTTGAACCGCTTTCTTCGGATGCAAACAACCTGGATGGTCTGAACATCCACTGCGCCATTATTGATGAGCTGCATGCACATAAAACCCGTGACGTGTGGGACGTTCTGGAAACGGCAACCGGTGCCCGTCTGCAGTCCCTTTTATTTGGTATCACCACGGCAGGGTTTAACAAGGAAGGGATTTGTTACGAGCAGCGTGATTATGCCATCAAGGTATTGCGTGGCTATAACAGCGACGTGGAGGGCGCTGTAAAAGACGACTCCTACTTTGCGATTATTTACACCCTCGATGAGGGAGATGATCCGTTTGATGAAACGGTCTGGCAGAAAGCGAATCCTGGCCTGGGCATCTGTAAACGCTGGGATGATCTGCGTCGTCTGGCGAAAAAAGCGAAAGAACAGGTCTCTGCGCGGGTGAATTTTTTTACCAAACACATGAATGTGTGGGTAACAGCAGAGTCTGCCTGGATGGACATGATTAAGTGGGAGAAGTGCGAATACATTGCCCCGCGACATGAGCTGAAAACGTATCCCATGTGGGTCGGCGTTGACCTTGCTCATAAGATTGATATCTGTGCGGCGGCAAAACTCTGGCGAACGGATAACGGGCATGTTCATGCCGATTTTAAATTCTGGCTCCCGGAAGGACGGCTGGAACGATGCTCGCGGCAGCAGGCAGAACTTTACCGGAAGTGGGCGGAGATGGATAAGCTGATTCTGACGGATGGTGATGTTATCGATCATGCTCAGATAAAAAGTGACTTACTGGAATGGATTGGTGGTGAAAACCTCAGGGAACTGGGATTTGACCCGTGGAGCGCGATGCAGTTCAGCCTAGCACTGGCTGAAGAAGGGATACCGCTGGTGGAGGTTCCGCAGACGGTTCGCAATCTGTCAGAGGCCATGAAGGAAACGGAATCACTGGTCTATGCCGGACGTTTCCATCACAGCAATCATCCGGTCATGAACTGGATGATGTCTAACGTTACGGTAAAACCGGACAAAAACGACAATATCTTCCCGAATAAATCCACGCTGGAAGCCAAAATCGACGGCCCTGTTGCGATGTTTACAGCAATGAGCCGGATGCTGGTCAATGGTGGTGAACCGGAGCCGGATCTGTCTGAACATCTGGTCAGCGTGGGCATCCGCTCGCTTTAACCGAGGTCATTATGTTTCTGATAATTCTCGCGCCACTGGTGGGCGTGCTGGGTGCGCTTTTGCTGGCGTATGGTGCCTGGCTGATTTATCCCCCGGCGGGTTTTGTTGTTGCCGGGGCGCTGTGCCTGTTCTGGTCGTGGCTGGTGGCGCGATATCTCGACCGTACACAGCCGTCTGTCGGCGGAGGTAAATAGTGTTCTTTTCGGGATTATTTCAACGAAAAAGTGACGCGCCGGTGACCACGCCAGCAGAGCTGGCGGATGCTATCGGGCTGTCATACGACACCTATACCGGAAAGCAGATCAGCAGCCAGCGGGCCATGCGACTGACGGCGGTTTTTTCCTGCGTCAGGGTGCTGGCAGAGTCGGTCGGGATGTTGCCCTGCAATCTGTATCACCTGAACGGCAGCCTGAAACAGAGAGCCACCGGCGAACGTCTGCATAAGCTGATCTCCACGCATCCCAATGGATATATGACGCCGCAGGAGTTCTGGGAGCTGGTGGTCACCTGTCTGTGCCTGAGGGGAAACTTTTACGCCTACAAAGTGAAAGCATTTGGCGAAGTGGCTGAACTGCTGCCCGTCGATCCTGGCTGTGTGGTACCGAAGCTTAACAGTAGCTGGGAGCCGGTCTATCAGGTCACATTCCCGGACGGCTCCACGGATGTACTGAGCCAGGAGGATATCTGGCATGTGCGCACGCTGACGCTGGACGGACTGGTGGGGCTGAATCCCATCGCCTATGCCCGCGAGGCAATATCGCTGGCGGCAGCGACCGAAGAGCACGGGGCCAGACTGTTCAGCAATGGTGCGGTGACGTCCGGTGTGTTGCGTACAGAGCAGACGCTGTCAGATCAGGCTTACGAGCGCCTGAAGAAAGATTTTGAGGAGCGTCACACCGGGCTTGGCAATGCTCACCGCCCGATGATCCTTGAGATGGGGCTGGACTGGAAGTCGATGGCGCTGAACGCCGAGGACAGCCAGTTCCTGGAAACCCGCAAGTTTCAGCTTGAAGAAATCTGTCGTCTGTTTCGGGTGCCGTTGCACATGGTGCAGAACACCGATCGCGCCACCTTCAACAATATCGAAGAGCTGGGGCTGGGATTTATCAACTATTCACTGGTGCCGTATCTGACCCGCATTGAGCAGCGGATCAACACCGGACTGGTACGAAAAAGTAAGCAGGGCGTTTATTACGCCAAATTTAACGCCGGGGCGTTACTGCGCGGGGATATGAAGTCCCGTTTTGAAGCCTACGCCACCGGGATCAACTGGGGAATTTACTCTCCTAATGACTGCCGCGACCTGGAAGATATGAATCCGCGTCCCGGTGGTGATGTCTATCTCACCCCGATGAACATGACCACGAAACCCTCCGATGGCAGTAAAGCCGGTAAGCAGAAGGATAACGCCAATGCAGACGAAACAACGTCTTGATGTACCGCTGAGTCTGAAATCTGTCAGTGACTCCGGTGAGTTTGAAGGGTATGGCTCCGTCTTTGGTGTAAAGGACAGCCACGATGATGTGGTGATGTCCGGGGCATTTGCTGCTTCCCTGCGGGCGTGGAGTGACAGAAAAGCGTTACCTGCGCTGCTCTGGCAGCACCGCATGGATGAACCCATCGGTGTTTACACCGAAATGAAGGAAGACGATGTCGGGCTTTACGTCAGGGGACGGTTGCTTATTGATGATGATCCCCTCGCAAAACGCGCACATGCACACATGAAGGCCGGTTCGTTAACCGGCCTTTCTATTGGGTACGTCCTGAAAGACTGGGAATACGACCGGAGCAAAGAAGCCTTTCTGCTGAAAGAAATCGACCTCTGGGAAGTTAGCCTGGTGACGTTCCCGTCTAACGACGAGGCGCGGATCAGCGACGTCAAGAACGCACTGGCCCGCGGGGAAATCCCCGAACAGAAAAAAATCGAAAGAGTCCTGCGTGATGTCGGACTCTCCCGTACCCAGGCCAAAGCATTCATGGCCGGGGGCTATGGCGCACTGTCCCTGCGCGACGCTGAGGATGTGGGCTCTGCACTGAATGCACTGAAAAATCTGAACTTCTAATCAGGAGAAATACGATGGCGGTTGATATTAAAGATGTCGAACAGGTCGCGCAGGAGCTGCAGCAGAAGTTTGACGACTTCAAAGCAAAGAACGACAAGCGCGTTGAGGCGATTGAGCAGGAAAAAGGCAAACTTGCCGGGCAGGTGGAAACCCTGAACGGAAAACTCAGCGAGCTGGAAAATCTCAAAAGCGATCTTGAAAAAGAGCTGCTTGAGCTGAAACGTCCGGCAGGTGGTGCGCAAAATAAACTGGCCACCGAGCATAAAGAAGCGTTTGTGGGCTTCCTGCGTAAAGGCCGTGAAGATGGTCTGCGCGATCTGGAGCGTAAGGCATTACAGGTGGGCACCGATGAAGACGGCGGCTATGCCGTGCCGGAAGAACTGGATCGCAACATTCTCAATCTGCTGAAAGATGAAGTGGTGATGCGCCAGGAAGCCACGGTGATCACCGTTGGCGGTTCCGACTACAAAAAACTGGTGAATCTGGGCGGCACGGCTTCCGGATGGGTTGGCGAGACTGACGCGCGCTCCCAGACTGCCACCTCAAAACTGGGACTGATTGAACCTTTCATGGGGGAAATCTACGGTAACCCGCAGGCCACCCAGAAAATGCTGGATGATGCTTTCTTCAACGTGGAGGCCTGGATCAACAGCGAGCTGGCAACCGAATTTGCCGAACAGGAAGAAATTGCCTTTACCACCGGCGATGGTACCAAGAAGCCGAAAGGGTTCCTGGCGTATGAGTCCACTGATGAAACCGACAAGGTCCGGGCGTTCGGCAAACTTCAGCATATTGTATCCGGCGAAGCGACGGCAGTGACCGCAGATGCCATTATCAAACTGATTTACACGCTGCGTAAGGCACACCGCACTGGCGCGAAGTTCATGATGAACAACAACAGCCTGTTTGCCATCCGTCTGCTTAAAGACAGCGAGGGTAACTATCTGTGGCGTCCGGGGCTGGAACTGGGGCAGCCGTCCTCTCTGGCGGGTTACGGTATCGCTGAAAACGAACAGATGCCGGATATCGCCGCTGATGCGAAAGCCATTGCATTTGGTAACTTCAAACGGGGTTACACCATCGTTGACCGTATCGGCACCCGCATTCTGCGTGACCCGTACACCAATAAACCGTTTGTCGGTTTTTATACCACCAAGCGCACCGGCGGGATGCTGGTCGATTCGCAGGCCATCAAACTGCTGAAGATTGCAGCAGCGTAATCATTCAGGGGGCGCAGAAGTGCGCCCCTGTTCTGACAGGTGAAAGAATCATGATCCTGAAACAAGATCTGAAATGGTCACCGGACGGTATGCGTGTTGAGATTATTCGGGCCGGTGAGTATGAAGATAAAGAATTACCCGAACGGGTACGCGAAATTGCCACTGCAGCTGGGATTGTCTCTGATAAGAGAACACCTGTTGCGCGGGGGGCTGATAAGTCTAAAAAACAGCATTCATAGAGGTTGCCCAAATGATGCCCACTCTGGAAGAGCTTCGTGTTCAGTGCCGGATTGATGATGACAATGAACAGGAGAATTCTCTTCTTATGATGTATCTGGCTGCTGCCAGGGAAGAGGCTGAAAAGTTTTTAAACCGGACGCTTTACGATGAAACTGTTTCTGAGCAGGATACGACCGGGCTTGTAATAACACCTCTGATAAAACTGCGTCTTATGCAACTGGTTGGCTACTGGTACGAGAACAGGGAAATGCAGGATGCAGTGCCTGATTTTTTCTATACCGGACTGCGGATGTATCGATTTCATCCCGGAACATAGGAGGATTCATGCAGGCAGGAAGATTACGTGATCGTGTGGTTATTCTGAATGCCACCACCGTTCGGTCTCCGTCAGGGCACCCTGTGGAAACAATGACGGAGGGGGCAACCATATGGGCAGAAGTTAAGGGGATCAGTGGCAGGGAGAGAATATCCGGAGGCGCAGAAACTGCTCAGGCTACAGTGAGGGTCTGGATGAGATTCCGGCGAGATGTAACAGCAACTTCATGTCTGAAAGTGCTGACTGGTGCATTCAAAGGCGCGATTCTGAGTATAGACGGTCCGCCGATACCGGATGCTCGTGCCACACGGCTTGAGATACTCTGTTCTCAGAAGGGGAATGTGTGATGGATTTCAGTCTTGATTTTTCAGGTCTGGCGGATATTGCACGGGATCTGGAGACGCTCAGCAGGGCAGAAAACAATAAGGTACTGCGCGATGCCACCCGTGCCGGTGCTGAAGTTATGCGGGATGCAGTTGTTGAACGTGCGCCGGAGCGAACCGGGAAACTGAAGAAAAATGTGGTTGTTCTCACTCAGCGTTCAAAGCGTCGGGGGGAAATTATCTCGGGTGTCCACATTCGTGGACGGAACCTGCGGACCGGAAACAGTGATAACAGCATGAAAGCCAGTGATCCCCGAAATGCGTTTTACTGGCGCTTTGTGGAGCTGGGAACGATAAACATGCCCGCGCATCCGTTCATTCGCCCGGCTTTCGATACGACAGAGGAACTGGCAGCACAGATTGCCATACAGCGAATGAATCAGGCTATTGATGAGGTCTTAAGTAAATGAGAGAGACCACACTGTATTCCCTGCTGTCTCAACTGGCCGGAGGACAGGTTTATCCTTATGTGGTCCCGCTGACGGAGGGAAAGCCTGCGGTATCTCCGCCATGGCTGGTATTTTCTGTGGTGTCTGACACTGCGTCTGATGTGCTTGATGGTCAGGCTGAATCCAGAATTACCGTGCAGATCGATGTCTGGGCAACAGTACCTGATGACGCAGATGATATCCGTGAGCAGGCGCTTGATGCGGTAAGGCAACTTGCACCCTCCGTTATTTCTAAAACTCAGGGTTATGATCCTGATTCCCGTCTGAGCAGAGCCACGCTTGAATTTCAGGTAATAGCCTGAGGTCGTTAATGATTTTACCCACCCGCCGCTGGCGGGTTTTTTATTTTCAGGAGACGAGTATGTCCTCTAATTTTGAGCGTTCGCAACTGACGAAAATTATGATTTCGTCTGCACCGGTAACAGCAGAAACCCTGGATTCTGCCAGCTATCTTGGTCTGAGCTGTACAATCAAAGAGGTGCAGTTTACCGCAGGACAAAAGCAGGATATTGATGTCACCACGCTGTGTTCTGTTGAGCAGGAAAATATTAACGGTCTTGGTGCCGCGTCAGAGATTTCCATGTCAGGCAACTTTTACCTCAATGCTGCCCAGAACGCGTTGCGCAGTGCCTATGACAATGACACCACGTATGGCTTTAAAGTTATTTTTCCGTCAGGAAACGGATTTACCTTTATGGCAGAGGTGCGTCAGCATACCTGGTCTGCAGGAACCAATGGTGTTGTGGCTGCAACGTTTTCCCTGCGCCTGAAAGGTAAACCTGTGCTGACGACAGAGCCGCTGAAAGTGAAGGTAGATTTAAACAGCACGCTGCAGGTTTCTGCCGGAGCGAAACTCGAAATGGTGGTTGAGGCTGCCGGTGGTGTGCCGCCTTATTCTTATGTCTGGAAGAAAGGTAGTTCTCCTGTTTCCGGACAGACGGCGGCAACATTCAGTAAGGCATCAGCAGCATCAGGTGATGCCGGTGCGTATACCTGCGAGATTTCTGATTCAGCAAGCCCTGTTAACAAGGTGACCTCCACTTCCTGCACTGTTACCGTCAGTTAATGAGGATAGATGTGATGACTAAAAATATCCGCAATCTGGCACTGGCAACGATGTCGGGGTTTCGCCATAAAACTGTTGATGTGCCTGAATGGGAGGGAGCAACGGTTGTATTACGGGAACCTTCTGCAGAAGCCTGGTTGCGCTGGCAGGAGATCGTTAAAGCAAAAGATGATGAGACACCGTTATCCGTTGCGGAGCGCGCCCGCCGAAATCTGGAGGCAGATGTTGAACTGTTCATTGATGTTCTGTGTGATACCGGACTGCAACCTGTATTTTCAGAGGATGATCGTGAACAGGTGATTGCCGTGTATGGTCCGGTGCATGCGCGGCTTCTTCGGCAGTCTCTGGAACTGATCAGTGATGCCGGCGAGGTTAAAAAAAAGTAGCGCTTCCGGGGATGCGTTTTCTGATGATGCTGGCGCTCAGGATGGGGCGCACATTGTCAGAGTTACGCCGGGAAATGTCAGCATCAGAAATCATGATGTGGGCAGAATTTGACAGGTTCAGTCCGCTGGGGGACGAACGGGCTGATATCCGGGCTGCCCAGATTGTTTCAGCTGTTTACGGTGCGCAGGGGGTCAAAGTGCCACTGAATGATGCGCTTCTTCAGTGGGAGAAGGAGCAGACAGAAAGCGTATCAGATCCATTTGCCGGACTGGAAAACGCGCTTTTAATAGTGTCTCAGTGAGTCAACATAACCGCTTCGGCGGTTTTTTTTCGTCCGGAGAATGAGTGTGGCGACATTACGTGAACTGATTATTAAAATCTCGGCAAATTCCCGGTCATTCCAGTCAGAGATCTCCCGGGCTTCGCGTATGGGGCAGGATTACTACCGTACCATGCAGAACGGAGGCCGGCAGTCCGCTGCTGCATCCCGTGAAATGCGGCGTGCACTGGCAGAAGTGACGGATCAGATAAATACAGCTAAATCTTCGGCACTGAATATGGCGGGGGCATTTGCCGGAGCTTTTGCTACCGGTCATCTTATTTCTCTCGCCGATGAGTGGAATTCAGTAAATGCCCGTCTGAAGCAGGCTTCACAGTCCAGTGATGATTTTCAGGTATCACAACGTGAATTAATGGCAATCAGCCAGAGAACGGGAACGGCGTTTTCTGATAACGCCAGCCTTTTTGCCCGCTCTGCAGCTTCCATGCGGGAGTATGGCTACAGTTCTGAGGAGGTACTGAAAGTCACCGAGGCGATCTCCACGGGCCTGAAATTATCCGGTGCCAGTACAGCAGAAGCCAGTTCGGTGATCACGCAGTTCAGTCAGGCACTGGCGCAGGGAGTGCTGCGCGGTGAAGAATTTAACTCTGTGAATGAGAACGGCGATCGTGTTATTCGTGCGCTGGCTGCGGGAATGGGTGTTGCCCGTAAGGATCTGAAGGCCATGGCGGATAACGGAAAACTGACCGCCGATAAGGTTGTTCCTGCACTGATTAGTCAGCTTGGGGCGTTGCGTGATGAATATGCAGCAATGCCTGATACTGTTTCATCCTCTGCAACCAAAGTTGAAAACGCCTTTATGGCCTGGGTTGGTGGTGCGAACGAGGCAAGCGGAGTGACAAAGACACTCACCGGGGTGTTGAATGGTGTTGCAGACAATATTGATACCGTGGCTGCTGCAGCTGGCGCACTGGTTGCCGTCGGGGTAGCCCGATATTTTGGCAATATGGCGTCGTCTGCTGGATCTGCAACTGCCGGATTAATTACTGCAGCCAGAAACGAAGTGGCTCTTGCTGAAGCGCAACTTCGGGGGACACAGATAGCAACCGCCAGGGCGCGTGCGGCGGTTTATCGTGCGCAACAGGCGGTTGTTGCTGCTCGCGGTACCGAAAGGCAGGCCGCAGCAGAAGCGAAGCTGACAGCTGCCCAGGCGTCACTTACCCGTAATATTGCGGCCAAAACAGCTGCACAGACAACGCTGAATACTGTCACGTCAGTGGGGAGTCGTCTGTTAAGTGGTGCGCTGGGGTTGGTTGGTGGTGTGCCGGGACTCGTCATGCTGGGGGCGACGGCCTGGTACACGATGTATCAGAATCAGGAGCAGGCCAGAGAATCTGCACGCCAGTATGCCGCAACAATCGACGAAATTCGCCAGAAAACGTCGGCAATGTCGCTTCCTGAAGCGTCAGATAATGAGGAAAAGACGCGGCAGGCACTTGATGAGCAAAACAGGTTAATTGACGAGCAGAAAAGTAAGATTAAATCCTTACAGGAAAAAATTGCTGGCTATCAGTATGTGCTGGCAAACCCGGGCTGGACAACCGATAACGGTTTTATGATTAACCACATGACGTCGGTAAAAACTGTCACAGAAGGGCTTGCAGAAGCAACAAATCAACTGGCAGTTGAACAGTCCCGTCTCACACAAATGCAGGGCAAAGCGCAATCCATTCAGGATGTGCTTGCCGGGCTGGAGGAGCGACGGGTGGCGTTGATCCGTCAACAGGCCGCGGAACAAAACAAAGCGTATCAGTCCCTGTTGATCATGAATGGGCAGCATACCGAGTTTAATCGCCTTCTCGGGCTCGGTAATGAATTACTTCTGCAGCGACAGGGGCTGGTGAATGTACCGTTACGGCTACCACAGGCAACCCTGGATGATAAACAGCAGACCGCACTGAATAACAGCGAGCGCGAACTGGCTCTGTCCCGCCTGAAGGGGGAAGCCCGTGAGCGTGCCCGCCTGGGTTATGCTGCGGATGATCTCGGCTTTGTGGGAGAGGCGTATCAGACAGCCAGACAGAATTATATCAATAACTCACTGGATGCCTGGCGAAATAACCAGGCAAATAAACCCAAAGCGTATAAAAAGACCGAAGCGGAAAAAACAGAAGATATTTATAAACGGCTGATTAAACAGCAAAAAGAACAAATAGCACTGGCAGGGCAGAATACTGAACTGGCTAAGATGAAATATCAGGTCAGTCAGGGCGAATTATCAACCCTGTCAGAAGCGCAGAAAAAAACGCTTTTGCAGAATGCAGCACTCATCGACCAGAAAAAGATTCGTGAGCAGCTTGCTGCGTATGAGAGCAGTCTGGCGGACAGTAATGCCAGTGCCCGGGCATCTGACGAAGCGCAGTTGCTGGGATATGGTGAAGGCTCACGGATGCGTGAACGACTCCAGGAAATGTGGAGTATCCGGCAGGCGTTTGAGCAGAAAAATAACGAGCTGCTGAGACAGTATCAGGCCGGAGAAATTGAAGAAGCCCTGTGGAAACAGGAGAAAGAACTGAATAAAAAATATCTGGAAGAGCGTCTCAGCGATCAGCAGGATTATTATGCAAAGGCCGATGCTTTACGTAATAACTGGAATGCCGGACTCCAGGAGGGACTGACCAACTGGGCAGACAGTGCCACCGATTATGCTTCACAGGCGGCAGATGCTGTCGTTTCCACGATGGACGGGCTGGTATCAAATATTTCCGATGCACTGGCCGGGAATGTTGTGGACTGGAGGAACTGGGGGAGTTCAGTTCTCCGGGAAGTTTCAAAAATTCTGATGAATGCAGCCATTGTTAACGGACTGAAATCACTCTCCGGTGCCGGAGGGTGGCTTGGTACGGTCGGCGGATGGATTTCGGGGGCAGTGGCAAACGCAAAAGGTGGTGTTTACACATCGGCAAATCTGAGTGCTTACAGTAACACTATTGTGGATACACCGACGTATTTTGCTTTTGCGAAAGGTGCCGGGTTGATGGGCGAGGCCGGGCCTGAAGCAATCATGCCACTGACACGGGCAGCGGACGGCTCTCTTGGGGTCAGGGCCATTGGAAATGTGAATGGTGGTGGTGGATTTGTTTATTCTCCCGTGTATCACATCAGCATTCAGAATCAAGGGAGCAATGGCGAGATAGATGCGCGCTCAGCCAGGGGACTGGTGGATCTGATCGACAGCAGGGTTGTGTCAATTATGCAGTCATCGCGTCGGGATGGAGGATTGTACAGTGCCTGAGCCTGAAGTTTTTAACTGGATCCCCCGTGAGGGGATGGAGACGACACGAAAGCCATCAGTTATTACGGTAAAGTTTGGTGACGGATATGAACAGCGACGGGCTGGTGGTCTGAATGCGGATCTGAAAACGTTTAAACCGGTATTTCGTGTCACAGATGAATATTCCCGTGCCGCGCTGGACAGTTTTTTATCCCGTCATGCCGGGATTCGTGCTTTTTTGTGGCGTCCGCCAAAACACAACAGGACTGTCCGGGTTGTCTGCAGGGAGTGGAGCATTTCGGATAATGCCATGTATACCGATTTTAACTGTACCTTTGAAGAGGTCACTCACTGATGCAGGATATACAGCAGGAAACACTCAATGAGTGCACTAAAACGGAGCAATCCGCGCTGGTCGTGCTCTGGGAAATTGATCTGACAGAGGTCGGCGGAGATCGTTATTTCTTCTGTAATGAGCAGAACGAAAAAGGTGAACCAGTCACCTGGCAGGGGCGGCAGTATCAGGCTTATCCCATTCAGGGAAGCGGATTTGAGATGAACGGCAAAGGAGCCAGTGCAAGGCCAACGCTTAAAGTCTCTAATCTGTACGGCATGGTCACCGGGATGGCGGAAGATCTGCAGAGTCTGGTCGGCGGAACGGTGGTCCGGCGTAAGGTTTACGCCCGTTTTCTGGATGCGGTGAACTTCGTCAACGGAAACAGTGACGCCGATCCGG